GGCGAAATCAGTTTTTCTAACACTAGTGCACCTGTCGCGTTAACTGGCGCGGCTGTTACTATCACCGCAGAAAATTTAGCTGCTGGTGTGTGTACCATGGACTCAGGCGGCACAGACGCGGGAGCCTATGTGTTCCCAACAGGCGCATTGCTTGACGCTGCATTTACTAGCCTTAAAGTTGGCTCAACATTTGACTGCTCATTTATCAATATTGGTGACAATGCAGCAAATGATGTAGTTTTTACCGCTGGCACGGGTAACACCCTTGTTGGTAACGACACGGTGCAAGATTCGCTGACTAAAACCAGCAACACATCTGGCACGTTTCGTTTCCGCAAAACAGGTGATGCAGCGTACTCAATCTATCGCGTGGCTTAAAAACTTAAGTGGGGGCTTTGGCCCTCATTTTTAAAGGAAACATCATGCCATCAAATACAAAAGCTACTGGCGTCGCCTATCTGGATCCCGAATTCAGTACGGTGTACGCAACCGAGGAAATCGGTTACGCCCCTACGGCACAAGGCACAGTTACGCAAGCAACCAATAAAGGTACTGGCGTAACTTTGAACAAATCAGCCGGCAAAATTACCATGAACGCCGCCTCTTTAGGCGCTGGTGCATCGGTAACTTTTACGCTGACTAACAGCGCTATCAGCGCAAACGATGTCGTTATTGTTAACGTGTCTGGTGGCGGCACTGCCGGCGCTTACTGGCCTTACGTGTCCAGTATGGCCGCTGGATCTGTTGTGATTGGACTGTGGAATAGCACTGGCGGCGCGTTGGCCGAAGCTGTTGTTCTTAACTTTGCAATTATCCACTGCGCAACTTAAACCAAAAGGGGGCTAATCACCCCCTTTCTACCATGAACATTTATCTCAAACATCCAATTCATGGCGCTAAAGTGGCCACAATGGAACTTGAGGCTGTTGCTGATGAAAAAAATGGCTGGGCACGCTACAATCTAGATACGCCTTTTGAACCTGAAGCGGCTCCTGTAAACGTGCTGGAAGTTAAGCGCCGTAGAAAAGTGATTATTGAAAAGGTCTAAGTATGGCAACGTACACCGCTGGCGATCAAATCAACCGAGCATTGCGTTTGCTAGGTGTACTAGCTGAAGGTGAAACACCTACGGCAGATATGTCAAACGACGCCTTGACGGCGCTCGATCAAATGATTGATTCGTGGAATACCGAGCGACTTTCGGTGTTTGCCACACAAGATCAAATGTTTACTTGGCCTGCGGGCGAGATTACTCGCACTCTTGGCCCAACTGGCAACTTTGTGGGCCTGCGCCCAGTGTTGCTAGACGATGCAACTTATTACCGTGATCCAGGCACAAACGTGTCTTTTGGCATTAAGTTTATCAATCAGCAACAGTATGACGGCATTGCGGTTAAAACCGTAACGTCTACATACCCGCAAGTTATTTTTGTTAATAACACATACCCCAATTTCACCATGACGGTATACCCGCAACCTACGCGGGACTTGGAATGGCACTTTATTTCTGTTGAAAAACTAACTCAACCTGCTACGTTGGCAACACAAATGTTGTTTCCGCCAGGCTATTTGCGAGCGTTTACTTACAACTTGGCAATGGAAATTGCGCCTGAGTTTGGCATTGAGCCAAGTGAGCAAGTAAAGCGCATCGCTATGACAAGTAAGCGCAATTTGAAGCGCATCAACAACCCAGATGACGTGATGTCAATGCCGTACGCAATTGTGTCAAATCGTCAACGCTTTAACATATACGCTGGCAACTACTGATGAAAACGCCGATCCTTGGGTCATCGTATGTAGCCCGCAGCGTCAATGCGGCAGACAGCCGCATGGTCAATTTGTTTCCCGAGGCTATACCCGAAGGCGGTAAAGAGCCGGGGTTTTTAAACCGCGCCCCCGGATTGCGCCTTCTTGCTAACATGGGCGACGGCCCCATTCGCGGCCTGTGGCAATTTGGTGGGTATGGGTACGCTGTTTCTGGTGAAACGCTGTACAAAATTACTTCAATTTGGGGTGCTTCTGCCATTGGCACGGTTTCAGGATCTGCTGGCCCTGTCAGCATGTCGGACAACGGGACGCAGCTGTTCATTGCTTGCAATGGCCCTAGCTTTATTTACAACAGCTTGACGCTTGAATTTAAACAGATTGACGATCCCGATTTTCCCGGCGCCGTCACTGTGGGTTATTTGGACGGCTATTTTGTGTTCAACGAACCCAATAGCCAGCGTTTATGGGTCACAAGTTTGCTAGACGGTACATCCATCGACCCGCTTGAATTTGCAAGCGCTGAAGGATCTCCTGACGGCTTGGTGTCGATTCTTGTGGATCACCGCGAAGCCTGGCTGTTTGGCACTAACACCGTTGAAGTTTGGTACAACTCAGGCGGCCTTGATTTTCCACTTAGCCCCGTTCAAGGCGCATTTAACGAAGTAGGCTGTATTGCCGCCTTTTCTGTTGCCAAATTAGACAATGGCATTTTTTGGTTGGGTGCTGACGCCCGTGGCAAAGGTATTGTTTACCGCGCCAACGGATACACTGCGCAGCGCATCTCTACTCATGCAGTTGAATGGCAAATTCAGCAATACGCCAACATGAGCGATGCTATTGCCTACACCTACCAGCAAGACGGCCATTCGTTTTATGTCTTAATTTTCCCATCGGCTAACAGCACATGGGTTTTTGACGTTGCCACATCACTGTGGCACGAACGGGCCGCGTTCATCAATGGCAGCTTTACCCGCCACCGTTCAAACTGCCAAATGTCGTTTAGCAACGAAATTGTTGTGGGCGACCATGAACTTGGTAACATTTACGCGTTTGACCTGAACGTGTTCTCGGACGCTGGCTCGGTGCAAAAGTGGCTTCGGTCATGGCGGGCTTTGCCTACAGGCACAAACGATTTAAAGCGTACCGCCCAGCATTCACTTCAGCTTGATGCTGAGACTGGCGCAATTAGCGCAAGCATCACCACAACACCTGTAATTGTTGACACGTCTAGCGCTAACGACGATTTGCTTACTGAAGGTGGTGATTTCCTTGTTTGGGAAGCGCCTGCGTCTGCGGGCGGCAGAATACTGATTGAGTCATCTTTAATTGAAGCCTTTGGCATTGACCCTCAAGTCATGTTGCGTTGGTCTGACGATGGTGGCCACACTTGGAGCAACGAACACTGGCGCTCTATGGGCAAAACCGGCACATGGGGCACGCGTGTTCTTTGGCGTCGGCTGGGCATGACGTTGAAGTTGCGTGACCGCGTTTACGAGGTGTCAGGCACTGACCCAATCAAGATTGCCATTATGGGCGCTGAACTTCTTGCAAGTCCAACAAATGCCTGATTCGCAAAACATCACAAAAATACCGTCATCTAGGGTTTCCCTACTTGATACAGACACGGGATTGATTTCCCGTGAATGGTTTCGTTTTTTGAATAATATTTATTTGATTTCTGGCGCTTCTACGCAAGGCGTTGCGCAAATCCAAAACGGCGGCACTGGGGGGTCTACGGCGGCAGATGCGCGGGCAAACTTAGGCGCGGGCACGGTCAACCGCGTAATTGGTACGGGCTTTGCTGACGGCTTATCATTGGCGGGCGACATTACCAATGAGGGCACAATCTCGCTTCAAGGCAATGTAATTGCTAATCTAAGCAGCGTTTCAGGCGTGCTTTTAACCGCCAATGGCGGCACAAGTATGGCCGCCACAACAATTGCTACTAAAACCGCTGACTTTACGCTGGCCGACAACGAGGGGTGGGTTATCAACAACAAGTCAGGTTCGACTTGCACGGTTACGTTGCCTGCCGCATCGTCATGGGGCGGTCGGGCGGTGACGTTTAAAAACCTACAAGCGCAGACGCTGGTGTCAGCGTCAAGCAATGTTGCGCCAATTGGTAGCGCCACGCCGGGTACAGCAATTCTTGCCGCCAGCGTAGGCGCATGGGCGACTCTTGTGTCTGACGGCACTAATTGGGTGGTGATGAAATCATGATGACTTACGCACCGTCTTCTGTGACTTACGGCAAAGGGTTTGCTGTTGCCATGCCTATGGTTGAAAAAGTTAAGGCGCTTCAAAATGAGTTGTTAAAACTGCCGCAAGCCAACATTATTACAACCCACAAGTTCCTACCCGGCGTGTACGAGCGGGCGGTCACAATCCCCGCATGGACAGTATTAACTGGGGCTGAACACAAAACCTCCTATCGCGTGCGATTGGAAAAAGGCACAATTGCCGTAAACACGGACGATGGGGTTAAGATTTTGACCGCGCCGTGCGAGTTTGAATCTAAGGCAGGGATGCAACGCGCTGGCCGAGTGTTTGAAGAAGAAGTGGTTTGGGTTGACGTTTACGACAACCCTGACAATTGCACTGATCTTGCGGTTCTTGAAGAACGACTGTACGTTGTCCCCGAGTGCGGGCTGGCCGACAGCCGAACAGACATTCAAAAAGCAAAAATTGATTACGGGGTTTTTTTGCACCAGTTGGGCACAACAGACGCCGAAATCTTAAAGATTGCACAAATTGAGTCTGATCTGATTGACATGCCTGATGGGTGGGATGTCGAGCTAAAACCCTCGCCAATTCACGGAATGGGTTTGTTTGCCACACGGGATTTTAAACCCGGTGAGACTGTATGCCCTGGGCGCCTTGACGGTAAACGAACGCCAGGCGGTAGATTTATCAACCACTCAGCGTTGCACAATATCATCCCAGTTTTGATACAAGATGACATATTTGCGGTCGCTACGCGTAAAATCAGCGCAGGGGATGAATTGTTGGTTGACTATAGATCGTCAATAAAAGTCAATTTTGGCATTGCAATACAAGGAGCAATATTATGAG